CCCCCTGCCTGTTATTTGTTCTTCTAAAACTAGTGTATGATACACTTCATCATCAGCATGATATATTTGAATACCTATGTTTGAGTTTGATGCTTGATCATTAGAAATTAAAAAATAAACTATTTCTGCCTCATATTGATTTGGGCAGGTAAATAATAAAGTAGCATTGTCAGGAGAACTAGTAGTACTAGCTGAATTACCTGTTATAGCAGAAAATGCGCTTTCTGTTCTAAACTCTACGCCTGACATTTAAAATTATTCCTTGCGATACACTAAAGGGGCCAACAATAGCCAGCCCCTAAAGTATTGATTTAAGCTAGGTAGTCACGATCTACTTCATTAGCAGTCATGTCTTGACCCATATCAGTACAGTCCATCATAACTGCCCAGATACGCAATTTACCTGTAGATACTGCACCACCTGAAAGTGAAGCAATAGTTAGGTCAATATTATCGTCTGCAACAGCCATTATAGGCTGATATACTGCTGGATTTTGTGCAACAACAGCAGCCGCTGAAGTAGCATCAAAGCCATCAACAAATACATCAGCGTCAACCATACCAAGGTCCACAGTAAAAGTAGAACCATCACTAGCGGTATCTACTTCAATACCTGCATTAAGAACCATGTTTCCTTTAGGAACAGCAATTACTGGAATAACATCAGAAGCTGCAAGAGCAGAACCTTTGTCAGACAAAGCAGTTGCTAGGTTAAGTACAGTTTGAACCATGTAAGGATTACGACCACGCTGTGTATTACCACGTGCGGATTGAAGTGTATTATCACCAAGTGCCATGTTTTAATCCCCCTTATGCTGCGTTATACTTGGCAGTAACGATACCTTCAGGACGAAGAATCTTACGGCCATATAGATGCATACCACGAACAATGTCAGCAAAGCTGTCAGGGTCACGATATGTTTCTGTCTTATTGATCTGCTCGGCAGTTGCTACAGCAGAATCATGTCCAGCAACAATAACACCAAAGTTAGTATTTTGGTTAGCGGCACCAGATGTTCCTGCCCCAGTACCTACCGCTGGCAGGTTAGACGAAGAATATACACGGAAACCGTGGAAGTTATTGAGAACAAGACCATTACGAAGTCCACCCGATTCACCGAAGTCTGCGTTCATGAAGCGTGAATCTTCATCAGCAAGAATTTCCATGAATACTGGATCAACTACAATCCAACGACCTTGTTTGTCAACTTGCTGTTGATCAAGCAAACGAGCCATACGAGCAACAACCATTGCAGGTGAAGCCGTAGCAGTTGGAAGTGCAGTAGCACCGGGCAAACGTGCAGCCAGAGGAATAGAGTGTGTTCCTGCAGAGCTTGTAGTGATGTTGCCAAAGTCATCCTTATGCAGTTGCATAGAGGAAAGCAGTTCGTTAGAACCAGCAGTTGATACCGCTTTAGTACCGTTCACAGTAGTGTTCAGTGCATCAGCTTGTGAGTGCAAAGAAGACTGTTTGTAACCTGACATATAACCAAGAACTTCTTGGTCATGTTGGTCAGCAAGACGGTATGCAGCACGGTTGGTGGCAAGGTCCATAAAATTGACGTGGCTATGAGCTTCTTCAATGTCATCCATTTTGAAAGCAAAGTAGTTAGCTTTGTCAATGGTAAGAGAAAAGTCTTCATCTTCCAAGTCTTGCGCTGTGACATTTGTACCACGTGCATACTGAGAAACAGAGATTTCTGGTTCTTTAATAATTTTAACGGTGTCACCTTGTGAGGCAATCTCGCCAAAATAATCAGAGTTGGTGATATCACCACATACAGTACTCTTGCGGAAAGCAAGTTGTACTTTTTTAGAATAGATTACAGGGCTAAAATTACCATTCGGTAAATTCCCATAACCTGTTGCTGTTGTAAAAGCCATAATTAATCCTCCTATAAAGTGTAGGCTTTGTGAGCTAAACACAAAACATAAGAGGCTGTAATTTTTCTAGGGTGCGGAAATCCGGGCCTATACTTAAACAGGTAAGTCTTATTCTTTTTTTGTTTAGTTTGATTGGGGTTAGTAGGGAAGGTAGACCATAATGGTGGCTTCTTTTTACTATACCCCTAGTTATACTGACAAAAATACTTTTG